GGGGAAACTACCCCGGGACTTACCTACTCAACTACGCAGTTGAGAAGGAAGGACTCTTCCAGAGCCCTCAAGCCCACTTGGCATGAAACCATGCCAAGCCCAGTTGGCAGCGAATCCCAGTTGGGACTCACTGCCTTCCTTTGCGAGTACCTTGTAGTGTCATGCCTGACACTACAACGATACTCGTTAACAACCTTGGTACCCTTCACAGGGGCCGCGGTTATCCCGCCGTACAGGAAAGCCATAAGGAGACCGTCATAATTAAATAACCGCCTCTTCTGACCTCGAGGGACGTACACTTCACACTTATCCCCGTCCACCGTATACGCGACTTCACGCGCGACCCACCTCTTATAGAGGATAGATTGCGTGTGTTTATCGCGTACTCGATTTCGGAGGTAGTATAGTGGAGTTTTTAGTCCGCTATCGTCATTCTCAGCCAGTGGGACAGGATTGTCCGGAACTGTTCTAAGAAGTGCTTGACAGACGTTCCTTACGGGTAAACCCGTTCGCGCCGTCCAATCAAGCAGACGATTCAGTACGACAAAGCGATCCTGCACACTAGAGAGTGATTTGACATACACTCCCCGGATATTATGACCACCGAAGTAGTCATAACCGCAGGACTCACGAAACGGTCCTTCGTTGAAGGACTTGCTAATATTAACCTTAAAACCCAGGAGGTTCAAATTATAGACGACCTTGTCATATACCATCGTTGGTACGATGATATCGTCGCCGAACACCCCGAAATTTCCAAGGCAATTTCTACGCGGGAACCGGATCTTAATCCGAGCCTCACGCATAGTAGCAACTACAACGGCTGCAAACAGCAGCGTCTGCAATGGGAACGTAAAACCGTTACCCATCGTAGACACCATATGGAGCTCAACCGGCTTGCCGTATACACGGCTTACCGGAGATCGGAACGTGTTTAACCAGGAGTAAAGACCCCTGGGGAGTACGTCTTTGATCATTTTAATTGACAGCGAGTCGGAAGCTGATTCGAGATCAATCGTTCCAAACGATTGTTCGACACTTCCTATCCTCGCGAGCTCTCGGTTCTTGTCGGGCTGGATGCCCAGATCTATCCCTGTCTTCTCTCGAAGACAGTCTTCAATCCAAGAACCTAAACCAAGCTGAAAAACCATGTTAATGGTGGGCTCGGTGCATATGGTACGCTTAATAGCGTTTGTCTTAGGGACAAAGGACAACGTGTTACCTTCGACCATGACATACTTTCCGTGATTGGATTGGCGGAAATCTTCCGCAGATTCCCAACGCGGGCAAGACGTCACATACTGTCGATAGACAGTATATAGGTACTCTTTGGTACAACTCAAAGGAGAGTCAAACAACTTCGTATAGAAGTCATTTCCTCTGGCCTTCAGAGAAGCTCCTGGGCCGGTCCTACCCTTGTCAAGGATAGAACCGAAGGTTAAAGAACCCAGGTCAGACTCATCATACCACCTCTGTAAAGTCTCCCGAAGGAGGGACAGAAACGATAAGTCAGAGTCAGTCAAAGAACCCCACGAGAAAGTCCTGCAGCGATCATTGATCGCTGAGAATTTAGCAAGGGCTTTGGCCTCCGCATCCGGAGCCTCCATATCTACAAATTTCTTGTAGAACGAAGACTTTAGCGCAGAAGCCGCCGCAACCTGCCAATCGAGCAGCTTGTAGGCCGCTAGATCTTCTAGGTCGGTCTGAAGATTGGATAAAAGAGCATCAGGGTTAATACCCATAAGGTTCTCCCAATTACGGTACATACTACTTGAAGCTGTAGGGATACTCCAGCCATTCGTCTGAAAGACGCTGGTTGATAAGTGCCCTAATCTGCTCGATGTCCGATTGCTCGGACTCGGCATCCCGAGCCGGCCCCGCCTGTGTAGGCGGGACCGACAAGAGTAGTCCTCCAAACTCCGCCCCCATAGATTCCAGGAGCGCAATTTCCGCTACCATATCGCCCACTAGCGCCGTTTCCGGCGGTTGGAAGGTGATCGTATAAGTGCTAAAGGACCTGTCACCTTCGATGGTGACTTCCTCCACACACGAAACGAGATACCAGTCCGCGTCGCGAGACAAAGACTGGTCGATATGGTTCCATATCTCAGGTGAAACCTGAGATGAATTAACGGTAAATTGAACATCGACATTGCTCTTAAAAAGCATGTTGTAGCTCCTAATAACCCATAGGGAAAAGAACGGAGTGGCGTCAGATGATGGCGTTGATGACCATGTCACCAAAACCAGCACTCTGCTGCCAGAGACCCCCAAACATGAGGGACGTACCGGCCCGCACATCGACAGGATTGGCCAAATCGGCTCCAGCAGGGACGCTTTGCACATACGTGCACAGCATCGTCTGCGGGTTCTGTCCGACCAATGGAATCACGCCCTTTCGGACGCGACACTTATAGTCGTTGCGCGGGACATTGCCGACAACCCCAGTCACCGGATTCGCGATCGGCGCCAAACGAACAGTCGTCGGGCGTTCGAACGTGATGGTGAAGGGGTCTGAACCGCTGTGCAAGCGAGGGGTGTTACCCGCCCCGCCCACCCCGGTAACGGCCCATTGCTTGCCGTTAGTACCAGGAGCGGTGTCG